ATAAACATTGGCAATACTGGGAATAGTCACAAAAAAGATCGGGTTATCCTGGGCGGGGCTGCGTTTACCCCTATAAACATTGCCTTTTTCTGGAATGGTCACAAAAAGGGGGGGGGAGGGGGGTAAAGCGGCACCCCACCCCCCGGGGGGGTCATCCCACAGACAATCCTGAAGGGGGTCACGTATGGACTGACCCTATGGTATGGTGTGTGTGTGCAGAAGGTGAGGGGATTTGGGGTATCCAGCCGGAGGCAGCGTCCTGTGGTGCGGCGGGAGGAGGTCTCCAGCGAGGTGGTGGAGGACCAGGCGGGGTTTGCGGCGTTATTGCAGGAGATGAAGCTGCGGGCGGGGCTGACGGTGCCGGAGGTGGCGGCGAGGATGGGGGTGTCGCCCAACACGGTGCATCAGTATTTTTATCGGAAGCGCGGGCGTGGGGGCACCAGCACGATGCGATGGTTTCTGCGGTATGCGGAGGCGTGCGACTGTCAGGTGGTGGTGGAGTGGGCGCGTCCCGAGGGGGGCGTCGAGCGCAGTGCGCTGGTCGGTGGCCGGACGGCGCGGGTGCATTGAGGGATGCAGACCGGTGACTGGTATGCGAAGGTGGCGTGTCTGGCGCTGAGGGTGCGGAATGTGCGCCGGGAACTGGAGGCGGCGGAGCGGGATTTGACGGCGATGATGGATGCGGCGTGCCCGCCCGAGGTGACGGACCCGCCCTATCTGACCGGACGGGACCCAGGAGACGAGGGATGAGAACACTGACCAAGGCGGAAGCCGAGCAGTTTGCCCAGATGGTGCTGAGTGGGGCACCCGTGGCGGAGGTGGTGCGGTACTTCTGGGAGGAGGAGATGCCCGAGGAGGTCCTCGCGGCGTGCGAGGAGGCGTGGCCGTTGCAGCGGGAGGTCCTGGCGGCGGTGCGGCTGCTGACCGGGGGCGACCCGTGGCATCAGATGAGCGACCCGGCGCGGATGGACTCTGCGCTGAAGAAGCATTACAACGAGATGGCGTATTTTCTGTGGACGACGAATTATGCAGACTGCGAGGGGGGTGAGAAGCTGAAGAGCGACACCTGTCGGCAGGCGATTGAAACCAAACTCGCGGGCATGGCGGGGCGCGAAAGCCCGCTGGCGCAGTTCTACCAGGATGTGCTGAGCCGCTACGAGGCGCAGGGGAAAGCGAACTAAATGCTCCTGGCCGATGGCTTGGAGGCGGCGTTTCTCGGCGTGGGGCGGCGGTGCGGCCAGAAGGACGTGGCGGTCTACTCGATTCCCAAAGCGATTGATCTGCTGGTCACACGGGACGGCATGAGTGCGGAAGAAGCCGAGGAGTATCTGGAATTTAACTCCATCGGGGCGTGGGTGGGTGACGAGACCCCGATCTGGCTGGAGATCACGACCCTTGAGGAGTGGGACGAGTAGATGCCCGTCGAAGCGGTCCCGGTGGCGCTCCGCGACCGGATGATCACGGAATTTCGGCAGTTTCTCTGTGAGAAGATTGCCTTTATCCCCTTCGAGCATCAGGCCGCATGGTGGGCGACCACCGATGGGGAGACCCTGCTGGACCGCGTGGCTGACCCCGACGAACGGGGCTGCGTCGTGCGGATGCCGGACGAAACGCTGGAACGCCGAGCGCTGGTCCCTCGCGTGCAGGGACGCGCCAAGGTCGTCGCGGAACTCGGGGCGTATAAATCCGGCAAGAGTGCGGGGGCGGGGATCTGGGCGGCGGCGTTTGGGGCGGTCCCCGACGCACGGGTCTATCTGGTCGGGAACGAATACGATATGTGCGCCCCCGAATTTGAATACCTCCTCGACGCCCTCTGCTCCGAACGGGGGCTGAACCAGGGCTACCGATCCTTGCAGAACCGCCCGAAGGACGGACGGATGTGGCTGGAACTGGAGAACGGCGCACGCTTCGAGGCCCGCAGTTGGGAGCGGAACGAATCGCTCAAGGGCAAGGAAGTGGATGCCTATATCTACTGCGAAGCGTATCAACTGCCGGGGATCGAGTGCTTCACCTCGGTGGCGCAGAACCTGCGGTCCCGCCACGGCTACGCCATCTTTCCCACCACCCCCGACCGTCCGTGGGTGGGGCTGTTCCACGAACACGGGCATGACAATACGGCCTTTCCCGAATGGGCGTGCCACTGCGGGGTGCCCGCGACGGTGAACCCCTACAGCTTCGACCAGGCGGCGATGGACCGCGACGAGCAGTTGCTCACCAAGGAGAAGTTCTCGATTGCCTACTACGGGAAACTGGGGGAGTTCGTCGGGCGCGTGTATGCCTATCAGCGCGGCGACCGGCAGATCACCTTGAACGACCATCCCCGCTTGTGGCATACTCCCGAGCAGGGCGACGTGCGCGAGAATTTCCGTCTGCCGCATGACTGGCGGGTGGAGATGGGTGCGGATACGGGCACCTACTGCGCGGCACTGGTCGTGGCGGTTTCCCCGGAGGGGGACGCCTACGTGCTGGACGAACTGACGAATTACCGCTACGTGGCGCACACCCCGGAACTGGACAGCGAGAGTTCGCTCATTCGCTGGATCGACGGGGTGCGACGGATGAGTGCGCTCTGGAAGGCGCGTCCGGTGGCGTGGGTGGACAGCAACTCGCAGTTCAAGGCCGAGTGCGCCCATCACGGAATGCACCTGATCGCCAACCATCGCGGGCGCGAGGTCCGCACGGATGCCGCCCGACAGTATTTTCAGCACCACAAGATTTGGCTTGCCCCGTGGCTCTCGATTCTGCCCTACGAACTCGAACAGGCGCAGTGGCCGGAGAAGACCAGCGCGGCGGGAAAGTATGAACGGATCAAGCAGCACGATCACGCACTCGACTGTCTGGAGCATGTCCTCTCGCGCCATCCCCGCGCCCGAGAGCCGCAAGCCCCTCCCGTGTTCACGCCCCCGCCGGGGACGGTGCAGTGGATGGGATCGCCGCTCAGAAAACGGGCGAAAAAAGCGCCCGACGACAGCCATCTCGGACGGGACTGATGGGACAGACGCACAAAGAGTGGGAACTGAGCGTCATCACGGATCGGCTGCGTCTGGTCGAAGCCAAAGTCGCGTTTACGATGCGCGTGCTGAATCTCACCCGGAACGAGGATGGGGTCAGCCGCAGTCTGGAGACACTCTTTCAGGAGGCGCAACATGCGGGACTCGATGCGGCGAATCTTACAGCGGTGGCTGATCGGGCCTTCGCTGGAGCAGGTACCGGAGATACAGCAGAAGATCACCAGCCTCCAGCATCGGCTGGTGACACTGGAGCAGATCCTGCGGGTGCAGGCACAGGGACCCCATGAGGTGAGTCCCCTGGCCGAAAGCGTCGATGAAGGCCGACTCGGGGATCTGCCCGACGCGCACCTTGGGGCACAGTAACGAGACGGAGAGCCACGATGCCCATATGTAGAAAACCCGATGGGACCACGGAAAAGTTTCCCTATACCAAGCAGGGCGAGAAAGACGCCCAGGCGTGTGCGGAGAAGACTGGAGGGACGGTTTCGAAGGTCGAGCGGAAACCCGAATCAGGAAGCCGCTTTGATCCTGTCGATCCGGTCTACCTTGCAGGGATGAAGACCCCGGCCTTTCCTGAAGGGATGACGCTGTACCCTGGTAGTGAACTGCTCGACAAGTCGATCCAGCGGATGATCTTTCGGGATATTGACGAGGATCTCCCCACACCGCCCCCGTCCCCCGGATCGATTTCTCGCACGACGATCACCGTGATGCCGACCACCTCCCCGGAGCAGGCCACGCGGGAGACTCGTAGACGAGCAAGACCTTGTTGATTTTTCCACCGACTACGACCGCCTCCGGGCGCAGAAAGCCCGCAACGTCGGATCGGTCGAACTGCGGATTCTGACCAATCTCGCCTTTATCTCAGGGGAACACTGGATCGGCAGTCAGAACCGGGTGCTGTTTACCCGTAAACGCGATCCGAACAAGCTCCATCTGGTCTTCAACCTCGCGTCCCAGATGCTCTACAAGATGATGGGGCGGCTGTCCTCGGTCGCGCCGGTCTTCAAGGCCCGCGCCGACAAGCAGGACCCGCAGTCCATCGCCAAGGCGCAAGTGGTCAACAAGCTCATCCGGGCGCTGGATGAAAAGCTCGATCAGCCCTCCCGCACCTGGGAACTGCTCTGGTGGATGGCGATTGGCGGCGTAGCGTTTGAATACGTGCCGTGGGTGAAGGATGCGGCGATGGAACCGCTGCCGCGCTTTGACGAGGAAACCAATGAACTGATCTGGACCGATACCCAGACCGGCGAACTGCTGCCCGAGTCGATGCGCCAGATGATGCTGGCCCAGGGTGCCCCCCAGGAACAGTTCGAGGTGGTGGAGGACATGGTCCTCGCCGGAGATGTCGGCAGCGAGGTGTTGAGTCCCTTGCAGGTCTTTATCGACGCCTCGGTGCGCTCGATTGATGATCTCGCCCCCGATCAGGCAGTCTATCTGGCGAAGATTCGGACGCTGGGCTGGATCGAGTCGAACTACGAGGTGAGCAAGGAGACGCTGGACAATATCAGGGACAGCCAGGAAGTGCGGATTCTCAGCACGGATCTGAAGCAGTTTGGCGACCCCACCGGCTCCGTGCATCTGCAGGACCTGATTCCCCGCGTCCAGGGCAGTCGGGACGAGAACGACCCCGACCTCTCCGTGGTCGTGGAACGCTATCAGCCGATTTCCGAGAAGCACCCCCGAGGGCGCTACACGGCGTTTATTCCCGGCGAACAGATCCTCAAGAACGAGGAGAATCCCTACGAATCAATTCCCCTGGTCGATTTCCACTGGACCCCGACCACCAGCACGTTCTGGACCGGAGACTACGTCTCGGATCTGATTGCGCCCCAGCGCTTTCTCAACAAACGCCTCTCCCAGTTGGGCGAACAGGCCAATGCGTCGATTTACGGCGTTGAACTGCTGGGACCGAGCCTCAAGCGGGAGGACATCCCCTCCGACTACCCCGCGCCCATTGAACACGGGCTGAACGAAGCCGGGGTCAAGATGGTGCAGCGGCGTGATCCGCCCGTTCTTCCGGCGTGGTTCATGCAGTCGGTGGATCTCACCATCAAGCTGATGCGGGAGATTGCCGGGGGCGTGGATCTCTTTTCTGAACAGAAGTTTCCGGGGCAGCTACGCGGGCCGATGGCGGTACCGATGTTGCAGGAGATTATCGACACCCAGTGGGGCAATCTCTACCAGCATATCGGCCAGCGCATGGGCAAAGTGAAGGAAATGCGCGTGAATCGGGTCAAAGAGTTCTACCCGGCGTTCCGCACCCTGCACTACACCGACCGGAACATGCGCGACGAGGTGTTTGTCTTTCAAACCTCGGACATTCTCCGGGCGGGCACCGATTATTCGGTCACGGTCGAGCGCGGGAGTCTGATTCCCGAACTGCGTGCCCTGCGGGAAGCCCGAGTTCGTGAGCATCTCCAATCCCCGCTCAGTGTGCTGTATATGGACGAGCGCACGGGGCGGATCGACAAGGACAAGATTGCCGCCGACCTCTCGATGGGCGATATTGGACGCGAGGACACCGAAAGCCAGTATCGGAAGCTCACCATGTCGCTGATTGAACGGCTCTGGGAAGGATCGCGGATTCCCGAGCATCTGCCGATGCCGTTCTGGAATTTGCGCGTCGTGCTGGATGAACTGGAGGCGTCGATGGCGACCACCGAATTTCTGAGCGCCTCCCCGGAAATCCAGCAGGGCTTTGTGGAGTTCTGGAACCGGTGCCGGAATCTGCTGGTGGAGGCGTCCGTCCGGCGCGAACAGGGCATGGCGCAGTCACAGATTCAGGGCGCGGTGGCCCAAGCCGCGCAGCAAGCGGCGGCGAAGGCGGCCGCAGAAGCGATTGATGCGGCGCTGGATCAAACGCGGGCGAGTCAGGAGATTGCTCCGCAAGCGCCACAAGCGCTGGCGCAGGCGATGGCACAGCAGGGACCGCGAGGACCGCAGTAGCCGACTTGCTTTCCGCTTTTTCGTTCTCTATACTACCGAGACTGCCCGAGCTTCACGCTCAGAGGCGAACACGGGGACGAATACGTCCACGGACACTCTCCGGCAGGAGAATACGTTCGCAGACACTCGGACCCCACTCGACGAGGAGAATGACCGATGGCAGATGACGAAGTAGTGGAAGCTCCTGAGATAAGCGAGGGAGCGTCCGAAGAACCAGTAGCGCCGGGAGGTGAATCGTCAGACTCTGGTAGCTGGTCGAAGGAACAGCAAGCCGAGTTCACCAGAAAATCGCAAGCGCTTGCCGAAGAGCGCAAAACCTGGGAAGGCCAGCGCGGATCGCAGCAACAGCAGTTGCAGCAGTACGCGCAGCAGTTGCAGCAGCAGCAAGCCGCTGCCGGCCAACAGGCGCAGCAGCAGCAGGGAACCGACCAGCAGCAATCCATGCTGGATCAGTTGGCGAAGATGCCGTATCTGGACGGCCCCACCGCTGCGGAGTTGATGCGTCGGATCATGGTGGAGGGGATTCAACCCCTGCAACAGCAGTTGAAGCAGCGCGATCAGGCTCTCGCGCAAGTCTACAAAGACTACAAGGATCTTCGGAATGTCGTGGGAAAGTCCTACGGCAAACAGGCCGAGCGGGATCTGGATACACGGTTTGAGGAAATTCGCACCCAGCAGGGCTTACCCGATGATGAGGTGATCCGTGAAATCATGCGGGATATTTATTACTCGCATGAGGGGGATGACCTGAATCGGGAATTTCCCGAGATGGTTCGCAAGCGTCTTGAGGGGCTGAACAAGACCTTTAAGGCGCGGGACCGGAAAGCGGTTGAAACGGCGAAGCAGTCGCCCTTCCCTTCAAGGGGAGGCGAAGCCTCACCAATCAGCGGCAAGACCGGCGGGTACAAGACCCCCCAGGATCGGGCTGATGAATTATGGCCCATGATTAGTCCTGGTCAGCCAGAGTAGCGACGATCCTTCCCATGCGGAAGGAGTAGAACATTGGCTAGTACTAGCGATGTCGTAGAAGCCCTGAAATACACCTATGGTGTCGATCAGGTCCTCTACCTCGTCAATCAAGAAGTCGTCTGCTGGAATATGTTCCAGAAGATGAAGAAACCCCTCGGTGGTCGGGGTCAGTTCATCATGCCGATCATGGTGAAGAACCCCGGCGCGTGGACCGGATTAGCGGAAGGCGGCACGTTGCCGACCAACCTCAATCCCGACACGGCTGAGGCCACGTTCAGCCTCACGGAATTTGCGGGGCTGTACAATATGTCGTGGAAGCTCCTCCAAGATGCGCGGAACTCGAAGTTTGCGTTCCAGACCGCGCTCAAGATGATGGAGGAAGGCTTCCGGCGGCGGGTTCTCAAGCTCATCAATGCGGATCTGATTTCCGATGGGTTGGGCAAACTGGGGATCATGCCAGCGGCAGACAACCAGACCACCATCACGGTCGGGGAACTCCCGAGTGTGGATGTGGGGATGGTCGTCGATCTGATGGATGCGTCCGACAACAACGCAAAACTGGCAGACTCGGCCACGATCAGCGCCGTGGATGTCCCGAATCGGACCATCACCATCAGCGGATCGGCTCCCAGCGGCACGGCAGCGGGCGACTACTTCGTCGTGCAGGATACCGTGTCCTCGTCCACCTCGTACCACACCAATGGCCTCTTGGGGATCATTGATGATGCCGATCCACCCGCGTCGAAAGGCGATTTCGGGGGGATTGACCGTGGCACGGCAGGAAACGAGTACTGGGAGTCCGTCGTGTTGTCCAACAGCGGCACCAACCGTGCGCTCACCGAGGATCTGATGATGCAGCTTGAAGATTCTGTGCGTGAGAAGGGCGGCGGGTCGTTGAACGCCTACATCTCCAATCTAGCGATCATCCGGCGGTATCATGAACTCCTGCGCGAAGATGTGTTCTTCGGGATGAGTTCACCGAAGGGTCTCGACAGCGGGGCGGGTGTGGGACGCAGCGGCGGGGCGCAGCAGAAGGGCAAGGACGGCGGCGATGGCCGGACCGTCTATCGCTTCAGCGGCAACCCGTGGCACGCGGAACCGTACTTCGCGGCCAATACGATCATTGGGCTGGACACCAAGCATTTCTACATCGGTCACGGTGAGAATGCGGTGCCGCGTCCCATTTCGGAAATCTTCGATGGCACACCGTTCTTCCGTCAGGCGTCCACTTCGACCTTCGAGGTCGCGTGGTACTGGCAGGGCGAACTGCTGAGTGACAACCCAGCAGCGGGGGCCAAGATCGAGGATGTGGCCGAGTCGTAAACCTGAGTAGGTGAGGGGGTGCGGTCAGGTGACCGTGCCCCCTGTCACTTCGCCAGAAAGTAGGAAGTTATGGGTATCAAAGCAATCGCACGACTCGCTCCGGTGCATGTCGTCTATACGATTTCGGCAGGAGAAGCGGCTGATATTGGTATTTTTGTCGCTGATCAGGACTATCAAATCATGGATGTACGTGAGGTGCATAGCATTGCCGGAGCCAGCAGCACCACCCTGGATGTGGGCATTGCGGCTTCTGGAACGGCCCCGGCCAGTCTCACCACCGCGTTGAGTTCCACGTTGGCGTTGGACAGCACGGCGAATACGCCTGTGCAATCCACCCTGACCGCGACCTTGGCCAACCGGAAGATGGACAAAGGGGAGCAACTCTCGTTGAATTACACCGGCACCGTCACCGCCTATGAAGGATCGGTGCATGTGGTGCTGAAGCCCATTCGGACGAATACGACGTACTAAGGAGACCTAATGGAGACGTTTGATCCGGTCAAATACTCGCTGGAGGAGAACCAGTTTTTCCTCAAGCACCTCGGGGAATCGCCTGTGTCGGCGTTGAAGGATGCCCTGCCGAAAGGGGTGAATCCGGTGACGGTGCAGGAAGTCTTGGGGAAGGTGTACGAACTCGACGAACTCAAGAAACATCGGGGGACGGCGTGGGTCGGACAATCCGCGATCAAGGGATCCATTGAACGCTATCTCCACGAATCGGAGAAGTGGCGGCAGTTGGCGAAGCGTGGGGCACCACGGTTTCCCACCATGTCCTCCTGGGACGGCAAGGGCCGTCCTCATCGGGGCGCGGTAACGTCGGATGCCTCTCAGGTGAATACCTACCTGGACGACAACGGCAATCGGAAACCCCTTGCGGTACGATTCCAAGATGATGGTCCGGGCTACAGCACCCCGTGGGCGAAGAAGGAAGATCCGATCCCCGAGGCGCTCATTGAAGATACCGAAAAGGGGATGCTGCAATGCCCAGTGGATAGCTGGGCGACCAACTACAACCCCGACTCGCGCCAATCAGAGAATCTCGCCCGTGCCAGAATGTCGAAGCACTGCAAGACGAGCAAGGATGATCGCGTGCGGGAGTTTGGGTTGAGGGTGTTCAGCTAGATGCAGACGGCTCCGCTTGCAGAAGAGGGGCTGCGGTTCTGGTATCCCGGTCGCTTCGGGGTGAAGAAAGCCCCGGAGACGTTTCGGAAGAAGCTGCTGGCCTTGCATCCTGATCTGGACGCGACGTGGCATCCGATCAAGGAACGCTGGATGCTCTGGTACAAGCGGCCTCGGATCAAGAATCCCCATTCTCCTGGGTGGCTTCTCCTGTTCGTGGTCGAAGATTCGGCAGGGGACTTTGTGCCCCTCGATGCCAGGACCCTCGCCTTGGTCTACAAGCAAAGTGGGTTTACGTGGAGGTCGGGAAAACAGTATTGGGCGCGAATCGAGGAAGAGATGCTGCGGGATCGCGCCAAGGCTGATGCGGATCGAGAAGGCACGCTTGAGGATGTCGGATCGGACCGCTGGGATCATACGAAGATTCAGGTGAGTATGCGTGGGCATTCCAATGGCAGCAAGTTTGCGCGGCACCATGCGGGGGATTAGGTGGCCACAGGACAGTCACTGCTGGACTTGATGGAGGTGTTGGACCGGGGGCTACAACTCCAGTCCGGGGAAACGGGGGTGACGTTTGGTCTCCGCGCCCTGAACGCCTCCCAAGATCATTTAGAGTCCCTGCTGGCGCTGCAGCCCAATGTCATGGGCAGCACCATTGCGACCGTCACCACCACCGCCGATACGGAGTCCACGACCTTTCCCACCGGACTGCTGCGGATTGATCGGCTGCAATACATTGATTCAGGAACGAGTCGTCCGGCGTGGGATTTGGAGCGGGTCGGTCCCGTGGGCGATCACTATACGTCTGGGGGTGTGTATACCTCTTCGACGGCGACCGGGAAGCCGGTGCGCTACTTCACCAATGGCACCAAGATTTTCTGGGACCCACTGCCGAGTGCGACCCATACGGTGCGGTACTATGGTCTCGTCGCGGCCTCGGACATTACGGCCGCAGGCACCTTTGGATATCCCGATGTCGTTCTGCTGCCCATCGCCACCTTTGCGTCGAAGCTGCTGCGCGTCGGGAAGGATGACGATCAACTTCCCATTACACAGGTCGGAATGGAAACCTTTGCGCCGGTCATTCAGGCGATGACGCGCTTTAACCGGGATCGCGCCCCCGGCTATGATTATCGGTATTCGCACACAGAATAGGAGTCGGCATGGGCCACGCACAAGAAGGACTGCAGGACATTTACGATATTCAACTGGTCAAACGTGCGGCGATTGATGCCGCGACCAGCGGGAACAACACCCTGGTGGCAGCAGTCACGGGCAAGAAGATCCGTGTCTTGGCGCTCTTTGCCACGATGACCGGGACCGCCGTGACGATCCGCTTCGAGGATGGCGCAGGCGGCACCGCCCTCACGGGGCAGATGGGACCCACCTCGGGGCAGACGATTGTGCTGCCGTTCAATCCGGTGGGCTGGTTTGAGACCTCTGCCGCCACGCTGCTGAACATGGAACTCAGCGGTGCCCAATCGGTCGATGGGGTGCTGGTGTATATCGAGGCATAAATGGCTGACATTCAAGTTGCCAACACCGATGCGGATTTAAGCGGGAATACCGTTCTCACGGAGGAGAACGCCTACACGATCACGGGGCTGCATACGTTCAGCCGCAGTACGAATGCCCCGTTTGCGTGCATCTCCGGCGCGGCGGTGGTCACCTACCTCGACGCTGACAAGCTCGACGGACAGGAGGGGGCGTACTACCTCGCGGCGGCGAATGCCACCGGCACCCTCGCGGTCAATCGCGGCGGCACGGGGGCAGCGACCTTCACGGATGGTGGGGTGCTGCTCGGCAGTGGCACCAGTGCGATTACGGCCACAGCGGTGCTGGGTGACGGCGTGATTCTCATCGGGGACGGCTCTGGCGATCCAGCGACCCTCGATGTCGGGAGTTCCTCTAGCATTACGATCCTCGGGACGGTCGCCACGGGAACGTGGCAAGCGACGGATGTCGGCGTGGCGTATGGCGGGACCGGCGTCTCCACGCTGACGGACGGGGGTGTCCTTCTCGGCAGTGGATCGGGTGCCATCACCGCGATGTCCGTCCTGGCCGATAGCGCGATGATTGTCGGGGATGGCTCTGGTGATCCGGTTGCGGAGAGCGGAGCCACACTCAGAACCAGCATCGGTGTCGGGACGGGTGACAGTCCCACCTTTACAGCAGTCACCGCAGGGCAGGTCGATGTGACTGCCGAAGGCGACCTCCGACTTCAGGATAATTCAGGCGGGCAGTATGTCGGTCTCGATGCGCCCGCGACCGTCTCCGGGTCCTATACGCTCACGCTTCCAGCGGCCATCGGATCGGTCGATCAAGTTCTCAGTATTAACAATACGGACGGCACCTTGCAGTGGGCGACCCCTGTGAGTGGCGATATTACCTCCGTGGTGGCGGGTGACGGGCTGACCGGTGGGGCCACCAGTGGCGCGGCAACCCTCAATGTCGCTGGCGTTACCAACAAGATTACGGTCAACGACGATGACATCACGATTTCCAGTGGCTACGTCGGGCAAACTTCGCTGACCACTCTGGGCACCGTTGCCACGGGCACATGGCAAGCCACCGATGTGGGTGTGGCCTACGGGGGCACAGGACAATCGTCTCTCACGGATGGAGGAGTCCTCCTTGGGAGTGGGACCGGGGGTATCACGGCGATGTCCGTGCTTGCTGACAGCGAAATGATCGTGGGCAACGGGTCCGCGCGACTCTTCGCACCAGTATTGGCGTGGGCACGGGCGACAGTCCCCAGTTTACCGCCGTCAATGTCGGCGCGGCGAGTGATACGACCCTCGCCAGAGCGAGTGCAGGGAATCTGACGGTCGAAGGCAACGCCCTCTACCGGGCGGGTGGCACAGATGTCGCCATTGCCGATGGTGGCACAGGTGCAGGAACCGCTGCCGCAGGATTTGCCGCGCTCTCGCCCCTGACGACTCGCGGGGATATTTTATATGGCAGTTCTGGCACCGTCACGGGCGCACGGCTCGGTGTCGGGGATGCGGATGAGGTGCTGACGAGCGATGGCACAGATGTGGCGTGGGCCGCAGCGGGTGGGGGACAAACGGCCTGTGTGCGTGTCTACATGACCGCCGATCAAACGATTGCCCATAACACAAATACCTCGCTCCCATTTGCGGGAGAGACCTTCGATGTGGGAGGCTTCCACGATAACACCACGAACAATTCCAGGCTAACCGTGCCTGTTGGTCAGGCTGGTAAATACTGGGTTTGTGCGCGTGTTTTATGGGTGCCTACAGGTAGCTCCAAGGTTGAATGTAATCTGAAGATCAACGGGGGCGTTGCGGCGATCCATTCTCTTGCTAATGATAACACCGATGCGCTAATAGGCTTTAATTATGATATTTACGATCTAGCCGAGGGTGATTATGTGGAGTGCGTCGTCAAGCAGCATACAGGGGGCGATATGGAAGTCCATTATAACAGTACGGCTTCGTCAGGAATCAATGCAGGAACGACGTTAATGATGCATAGGTTGAGCTAACATGCCACGCTACGAATACGAGAAACCCAACAACTGTCCCACCAAGCTCATGGGAGAATTGAGAGCCGATGGTATTCAGCCAGAGCATCTCGAATCTCGGGATGACTTCATCTGGGTTACCGTTCCGTCTGAACTGGAGCCGCAAGTCTCCAGCATTGTCGAAGCCCACGACGGCCCAGCGGGACTCGCCGCCATTGCATGGGAGGCCGTGCGCGTGGACCGCAACGGTCGCCTTGCTAAGTCCGACTGGACCGCGTTGGGAGACCATCAACTGTCGGAGGTCGAAGAAGCGGCGTGGTGGGCGTACCGCCAGAGCCTCCGCGATGTGCCGCAGGATCACGCTGACCCGACCGACATTACGTGGCCTGAACCGCCCAGTTAGGACGCATTGTGGCCTATCCGATCCAGACTCAGACCTTCACGGTCTTTCTCGGGACCCAGGAGGGGATTCACTCGGTGGCGCTCCCGACGATCTACTCCAGCAGTGGGTCGAGGAATCTCTGGATCGATAAACTCGGACGCGCCAAGAAGATTCTCGGCTACACCAAGCAGAACAGTTCAGCGGTCACCACGAATACCGGCGGCAGCGCCACGCGCCTGAGAGACCTTCGCGCCTATCGACAGACCGGCGCGAGTTTCACGCGCCAACTCCTCGGGGTCTTTGACGACGGCTCGGATGAGTACGAGTTGTGGTACTCGACCAACAGCGGGGCAGCGTGGACGTTTATTGCGGATCTGGGCAGCGGCTCAGTGGGCGCGATCCCTGACTTTGCCCAGGTGGATAACGATCTGTTCTTTGCGAACGGGGTGGTCGCGCCACGGATGTGGAACGGCAGTTCGCTCAGTACGGCTGGCCCCTCCGCGAAGTCGCCCACCATTACCGCTGCGGTCAACACCGCCTCCGGGCAACTGAACGGCAGTTATAGCTGGAAGATGGTGAGCGTGGATGGCGCTGAAGTTCGCAGTGCGGGGTCGATCACCTCCAACATCATCCAGTTGCAGGACGAACAGGCCGATCTCTCATGGACAGCCGATTCAGACACCGACATTGTGGGCTACGAACTCTACCGCACCACCGGGACGGGGGCGAACTTCTATTTCGTCACGTTTATCGACGGACGTACCACGACCAGTATCACCGACAATGCGTCGGACCTTGACATTCTTGAACATCGACTCTTACAGGAGCATGGTGATGCCCCAGCAACCGGATCGTACCTTTGTGAACCGCATAAGCAGCGACTCTGGTGGGGACGCACCGACACCAATCCCCGTCGCGTGTTTTGGTCAGATCCCGGTGAACCCGATCAGGTGGGGGCCAATAACTACCTCGATTTTACGGATCAAAGTACGGTGGGGGACCTCCTCACGGCTCTCCATGGGGACTTCGAGGGAATGCTGGTCGCTTTTCAGGAGCGATCCATCTGGACCGTCAGCGGCACCGGACAAATAGTCTCCGACATCATGGACTGGGTACGCACCAAGTCCAATGCGGTCACGGGCACGGTCTCGCACCGCTCCGTGGTGAAGGTCCCAGCCGGATCGGTCTACACCGATGCCTCGGGGCAGAACGTGACCACCTCACGGGTGATGCTGGCGTATTTCACCCCCTTGGGCGATATTCGCCTCTTTGACGGCAACAACGACATCGTGATTTCCACGCCGGTCAAGGAAACCCTCAAGACCTATGTGTATGCCCAGCGCACGAAGATTCATGCCGTGCATGATGTGGAAAACGGGCATGTCGTCTGGTTCTGGCCGGGGACCACGGCGCTCCAAGCCGAATGCACCCAGGCAGTGGTCTGGAACTACCGCTGGGGGGTCTGGTATGTGTGGCCGGACATGCCGATGGCCGCTTCGACCACCGTCGAGACCGCCACGGACACCCAGATTGTGCTGACCGGCGAAGCGCAGACCGGCAAAGGCGGGTTCTGCTACAAGTTTTTCAGTGGCAACAGCTTTGATGGCGACACGATCCCTGCCCGGTGGATGACCAAGGTGGTCTACGGGACGGACAACAGTTGGAGCGTCCGAAATCCCCAGCAGTTGATGCCGTATATCAAGCGGTTCCGCTGGCTGGATCTGATTGCGGAAGCCGAGTCGGATGTCACGCTCACGGTGGAGTGGATGAGTGGGGCGGCCTCGGATGAGGCCGTGGGACGCGGATCAGCGAGTCAGTCGATTGAACCGTTGGGACTGCAACTGATTACGGATGACGGGAACGGGATTCAGACCGCTGACGAGTCGAACATCACGCTGCCCTTTGACTCGGTGCAGAAGATTATCAATCTGGAGGGGTCCAACGGCGACTACATTCAGGATGTGGGCTGTCGGATTCGGATCAGCGACGATGCCGCCAATGGCAGTTGGAGCTTGGAGGGGATGACCCTCGGCTTTCAGGTGCTGCCGGG